GTGCGAAAATACAACACTTTTACCTCACTTCTCCACAATACGTTGTGGAGAGATAGTTGCGGACAGATTGTCCGCGAGTTAGAGAAGTCGCAGTTGCTTGGACTCGCGCTTGATGGATTCCCACTCGTCCATGGAATCCCGCGCTTGTTGTTCGCGCAGTTGTGCCTTGTGTTGCATGAGGGCTTTGTGGTTGCGCTTGCCTAGCTCGATCATCTCCACGTACTGTTGGCGTAGTTCTTTCATTTGAGAGAGGGCGTAGTGTTTGTTCTTAGATGATTTGCTCATGATGTTATTCCTTAGAGATAAAGATTAAGAATAGACCGCCTGTGGCGTAGCCTGCAAGCATGAGTAGTGCTTGGCGTATGAAGTTGCCGTCTGTGTCCCAGCCTACGTAGACTGAGCCGAGCAACATGGTTGTGAATACGAGGGTGCAGAATCTATCTGACATGATGTGTTCCTTTAGCAGTTTTTGTATTCTTGAACGAGGGTTGCGCCTTGCCACATCTCAACGTGGAGATAGGTTTTGGTGAGGATGTCGAACAGTACGAGTGCATCGACTGCGTTGTCTGTGCCGTATTCACGGGTGTAGCTTTGATCTCTGAGGATGATTTTGAACATGATGATTACTCCGATTGACATGAAAAGAAACAACGCAAGGGGCTCGCTCTCTTGCGTCTACGAAAAAACTCACGGACAAGTTGTCCGCATCAGGCTTTCAGTTGCATCGTGGTGAAACGGCGCTTCTCAGAAGCACTCAGGGCTTGCCACTTCTTGAACAATGCGCCAACTGGATCAGTCTTGTTGGCAGTAGCTTTAGCAGTCTTAGGCTTGGGGGCGTCTGCCTTGGGGTAGCACACTTCCAAAACCCGATTCATTGCTCGCTCTGCGTTAGTGTCACGCTTCACGAACGTCATGCCACGTTGTCCCATCTTGATAGGTTCGTTGTTGTGGTTCTTAGAAGCCCAGTCCATAGCGAAGGGCTTTGCCTCTGCACGAGATGCGATGCCCAACTCCATTAGCCTGACGGCAAAACTCGCGGACGATTTGTCCGCATCATTGAACACAGCGTACACAGCAACACGATTGAATGACTTAGTCATAGATAACTCTCCAAAAGAAAAACCTCGCAGACGGGCGAGGCAAACCGAATCGGCTAGGACGTTCCCAACCGATGCATCTAGTATACCACGAGGGGTTGCCAAATACCCTTGACATCGTATTCCCTGTGGGCTGAACCCCACCCTACCCCCACCAAGCCCTATTGAGCCGTGCCATGCCGTCATGGTGTGAACACTGTTTCGTAACCGCAAATCAATTTTTAAAAAATCCGAAGCAAACAATACTGTACAAATATACAGCCCCACCCCCTCAAACCAGAAGAGGATCCAAATACCGCTATTTCAATCCCCTAAAAAATTTTATAAAAATTTGGAAAAACCTCGTGGCAAAAAAATCCCCCGGGCATCTGCAGACGCGCCGGGGGTGAAAGATGGCAACTGGATACCATCAAGGAGAAGCAATGAATACAAGAAGACTTGCACCATCACCGAAAAGAAGTGTACACTCTCGCCAACGAGGAAGCAACTGAAAAGGATTCCTACGCATGTTAGATCACTTGGTGCATTTTGAACCTGAGGTCACCACTCGGGATGGTTTGGAAAAACTGGACGACGCGACGCCCAGTGATGTTCTGTCGGCGCAAGTTGCCACAGAGCAGTGGTTAGCAGAGTTAGGTGTGGATGACGATGAAGTAGTTGCTAACCAACATCAGACACAGGCGGCGCGAAAAGCGTTCAACGCCGTGACAACCAATACAGATACTGCAGACCAGAAAGCGTCCCTTGCGGAACTAAAAACCCCAGCGGCAGTAAGACATCTAACGGGTATGTTGGCTGCGTACGACTGGCAGTTTATAGACATGGCGCAGGAAATCAGGGGCTATACGGTAGCTAAACTGGTTGAAGAGACAAAGTCCCCCAACGCCAACATCCGCCTGAAAGCTTTGATCGCGCTAGGTAAAGTCACGGAAGTCGGATTGTTTACTGAGCAGATTGAGGTTAAGAAGGTTGAGATGTCTGATGCTGAAGTTGAGCAGCGCATCAAGGACAAGTTGGCCAAGTTCATGGGAGTGATAGACGTGGTGGACGTTTCCGAGCGCCCAGACGATAGTCCAGCAGAGAAGAATGATGGGCCAGATGGACTTTGAGCAGTTCACTTCTATAAGCAAGGTGGAGCTTGAGGCCATCCAGAAGGCGCTTCCCTTCATGAGTCTGAAAGACAAGATTGAGTTGCTTGACGATATAGAGATCCGCGAACGCCGCGCTAGCCTGACAGCAGCTAAGACGAACATGTTGGGCTTTGCTACATCGGTGTATCCCGGGTTTAAGATTGGCCCCCACCACAGGAAGCTGGCTAAGATCTTTACGGACGTGGTTGAGGGCAAGAAGAAGCGCGTGATTATCAATATCGCGCCTCGTATGGGTAAGTCTGAGTTCAGTTCTTACTTGTTCCCCGCATACTTCCTTGGCAAGTACCCGAACAAGAAGATCATCATGGGCACGCACACTGCGGGTCTGTCTGAAGACTTCGGTCGGCGCGTACGTAACTTGATTGACTCTGATGAATACCGTGATGTTTTTCCTCAAACACTGGTTGCTGACGACCAAAAGGCTGCTGGTAAGTGGTCTACAAGTGCTGGCGGTCAGTATTATGCTGCTGGTGTCGGGGGCGCTCTTGCTGGTCGTGGTGCTGATTTGTTCGTTATTGACGATCCTCATTCCGAGCAGGACGTTAAGATCAATTCGAGACTGGCATTTGATACCGCATGGTCGTGGTTTCAGACGGGGCCGCTTCAACGTCTAATGCCGGGCGGTGCGATCATCATTGTGATGACGCGTTGGTCGCTGTTAGACCTGACTGGGCGTTTAATTGACTACCAAGCTAGGAATCCGGAGTCGATTCCGTGGGAAATTGTAGAACTTCCGGCCATTTTGAATGAAGACGAGGACGACGAGAAGTCGCTTTGGCCCGAGCAGTGGCCTCTTGAGAGCTTAAAAGCTACAAAAGCGTCGATTGACCCACGATATTGGAACGCGCAGTACATGCAGCAGCCCACATCCGAGAACTCGGCCATTGTGAGCCGTAAGATGTGGCGTATCTGGGAGCCGGAAGACCCGCCAAGGTGTGAATACATCATCCAGTCTTGGGATACGGCGTTTGAAACCAAGAACAACTCCGACTATTCCGCGTGTACAACGTGGGGCATCTTCTACAACGAGGAAGAAAATGACTCCCCCCAGCTTATCCTTCTGGATGCGTTTAAAGATCGTATGGCTTTCCCTGAACTTAAGGTGGTGGCGCTTAAGCAATACAAGGAGTGGGAACCTGATGCGTTCATTGTTGAGAAAAAGGCAGCAGGGGCCCCGTTGATTCAGGAACTCCGAGCATTGGGAATCCCAGTCCAAGAATTCAGCCCCAGTCGTGGCAACGACAAGATGGTGCGTGTCAACGCGGTTGCAGATTTGTTCAGTTCAGGTAAAGTCTGGGCACCCGACACACGCTGGGCACGGGAAGTGATTGAAGAGATGGCCGCGTTCCCAGTTGGGGAGCACGACGACTACGTGGATACGACAACACAGGCGCTGCTACGCTTTAGGCAAGGCGGCTTTATCAGTTTAGACACGGACGAGAAAGATGACCTCACTCTCTTTCACCGTAAAAAATACGAATACTACTAGGACTACACATGGCAACGAATATCGACAAAGCGCTGTACCAACAACCAATGGGCATTGACGCGCTGGGCGAACAAGAATCACCACTAGAGATTGAGATTGTTGATCCCGAAGAAGTCACCATTGGCATGGACGGGTTGGAGATCACTCTCAAGCCCGGAGAAGATGACGGTGAAGAGGGCTTCAGTGATAACTTGGCCGAGTACATAAAAGATGGTGCCTTGCAGTCGCTAGCGAGTGACTTGGTGTCTGACATTGACAACGACAAGAATGGCCGCAAGGATTGGGAGAAGACATACGTTGATGGTCTCAAACTATTGGGGCTACAGATTGAAGAACGCACTGAACCATGGAACGGCGCATGCGGCGTGTTCCACCCCATGATTACAGAAGCGGTTGTGCGCTTCCAAGCCGAGACAATCACTGAGACGTTCCCAGCCCAAGGGCCTGTGCGTAGCAAACTCATCGGCAAAGAAACGCCAGAGATGAAAGAGATTGCAATCAATGTCGAAGACGACATGAACTACGAGTTGACGGAGGTCATGACGGAGTACCGCGCTGAACACGAGCGCATGCTCTGGTCACTGCCAGCCACAGGCTCAGCGTTTAAGAAGGTCTACTACGATCCCAATTTGGGACGCCAAGTTTCCATGTTTATTCCTGCGGAAGATATGTATCTGCCGTACGGAACAACGGACTTAGATACTTGCTACCGCATCACGCACGTCATGCGCAAGACCAAGAACGAGATCATTAAGCTACAGCAAGCAGGCTTCTACCTTGACGTTGATTTGCCTGACGCACCCAGAGACTTGACCGACATTCAGAAAGCCAAAGACAAAGAGACAGGCTTTAGTGACTTGAATGACGACCGCTACACGCTGTATGAGTGCCATGTAGATTTGAACCTTGCAGGTTATGAGGACAAAGACGACTTAGGTGAAGAGACCGGCATCATGTTGCCGTACGTTGTCACGTTGATTAAAGGCTCCAACGACATCCTGTCGATTCGCCGCAACTGGAACGAAGATGATGACCTCAGACTCAAGCGCCAGCACTTTGTGCATTACCAATATATACCGGGTTTTGGAGCATATGGGTTTGGACTCTTCCACCTTATTGGAGGATTTGCTAAATCCGCTACATCACTCATGCGGCAACTTGTCGATGCAGGAACACTCAGCAACTTGCCCGGTGGACTCAAGACACGGGGCCTGCGCATCAAGGGTGACGACACCCCAATCGCACCCGGAGAGTTCCGAGACGTAGACGTTGGCTCGGGCACGATCCGCGACAACATCTTGCCGCTCCCGTACAAGGAGCCAAGTGCTACGCTGTTTAACTTGATGCAGACCATCGTTGATGAAGGCCGCCGGTTTGCCGCAACTGCTGACATGAAAGTGTCTGACATGTCTGCACAGGCTCCTGTTGGTACAACGCTGGCGTTGTTAGAAAGACAACTGAAAGTAATGACTGCGGTGCAGGCGCGTGTGCACTTTGCCCTGAAGCAAGAGTTCAAACTCTTGAAGAACATTATCCGCGACTACACAGACGCTGACTACACATACACACCCGAGTACGGCACTCGCAAAGCTAAGAAAGCCGACTATGATTTGGTGGACATCATCCCCGTGTCAGACCCCAACGCTGCGACCATGTCTCAGCGCGTTATCCAGTACCAAGCTGTCATTCAGATGGCGCAGATGGCTCCGGACATCTACAACTTACCTGAACTTCATCGCGGCATGCTGGGCGTCTTGGGTATCAAAAACGCTGAGAAGCTTGTACCAATTGAAGATGACATGAAGCCAATTGATCCAGTGCAAGAGAACCAGAATGCACTCAAGGGTACGCCGCTCAAAGCGTTCTTGCATCAAGATCACGCTTCTCACATTCAGGTGCACATGATGCTGCTGCAAGACCCGATGATGCAGCAGTTCATTGGCCAGAACCCGCAGGCTCCCAAGATCATGGGTGCAATTACTGCGCACATTGCAGAGCACGTTGGCTACCAGATGCGCCAGCAGATTGAGCAGCAGTTGGGCATGCCTCTGCCTCCTGAAGACGAGAAGTTGCCACCGCAGATTGAGATTGCGTTGTCCGGCATGATGGCTCAAGCGGCCAACCAAGTGCTGATGCAGAACAAAGCCAAGGCTGCGCAGATGCAGGCACAGCAACAGATGCAAGACCCCGTGTTGCAGTTGCAGATGCAGGAACTTCAACTCAAACAACAAGAGTTGGAACTCAAAAAGCAAAAGATGATGGTGGACGCGTCTGCCAAAGCCGATGCTCAAGAGTTGAAAGAACAAGAAGTCAAAGGAAAACTGGAGTTGGAAGCTTTACGCACAGGTGCGCAAATCAAAGAAAGCCAAACCAAACAACAGTTTGAACAAGAACGCGCTGGTATTCAGATAGGTGCTGACATTGCAAAAAATAAGGCCCAGATGGATTTACAAGCGCGTACTGCCGCGCTCTCAAACAGTAAAAACCAAGGTTCTAGAAAATGATTCAAGACTTCGTACGCGTATTACGTGAAAAAATACGCACTGACATGAACAACTATGCCGATGACTTGGCTGGTGGTTCTTGCCGTACTTT